GTTCAGCAGTACAAATTTGATTACCATCACGAAGCGTACTATCTAGGTGATTGGGGGGGGCTAACTTAAATAAGTTATGAGGTGTACCCACTTGATTTTGATGTCCTGATGTGCCACTTTCAGATTCAACTATCAATGGTGTTGAAAATGCACTCCCTCCTCTGATGAGTACATCTGAACCAATTATCTCCAAAAATAATTGGTCTCGATCAAAATGTTTTATGACGATTTCTAAAGATGAATTATCAATAGCCATCTGCCGTACAAATTTTTCTACTTCATAATATTTGTTCTTTGGGTAATGAACCATTTCTCGCATAATATCAGAACAAATATCGGAAAGGTACTTGATTTCGGTAACATCAGACTTTGAATCTCGCCAACATAATGGTCTCAAAATTGAATCAAACTCTAATGGTGCTGAGACATATTCACTTCCTTCCCAATTAAATTGAAAAGACCTTTTCAAATAGGTAATTTCATTTCGTTTAAGGAAAAATATTTCTGAAATATCGGATGTTTGTTTGGATGTGTGTATTCCATACCAAACATATCTAAAGCCATAGATATGTTTGCCATGCAAAATTCTGAAGCTTTATCAGATACCGATCCCATGTTATCATCTCCAAAACAAGAGAATTGTACTTCATTGTTAAACTCCAGATCCTTTTCAAAATGCCCCATAATTGTATTAAATGCTAACCGCATTAATAAACAATTAACCATGGAATTCATTAGCGTTGTTAAAGGAGTTCCCGAAGGGTTACCCTGATATGTTCTATATATCACGTTACCATTAATATGGTACGTATTATAAGTAGCCTGAATAATTTGTGTTCTGATATCTGAATATTCATCATTATACCATTTATTAATAATAGAAGATACTTCCATAATTAATTGATATGGTAATGATTTGTCATAATTTCCAAAATCACCAGCAAAGTAATTTCCTTCATCTCCTTGTCGAAATATTCTATGATAGAGTGCTGACCACTGTTGACCATGCGGATTTATACCTATAGCTATCTCCAGATCAACACAATTATTATAGATAAAACCCAAGAAAC